ATTCTCGATATACCAAAGTCCAGTTGGACCTTTGAACCCATGATCCCAATAACGAACCCACGGCAGATCCTCGCCCGCGGGTGCTGGAAGAAAGCGGAGTACTGCATAACCATTACCGGCTTTATCAACCGTTGGTTTCCAGAACCGCTCGTCGGCATACGATTTCTTTTCTTGGTTTCCACCACCACCGATAGACTCAGCAGCTGAAACTAGATTGGCGATATCGTTTGCACGATTTTGTTTAAGAGCGCTAAATGACATATGTATATTCTCCTTGTATTTGCGTATTAGCTGAATTATCCACTTTATTCATTATATAAGTCCTTATATTATAACACATTTTTCTCACTTTGTAAATACCTTAGTTACAATATTTGCAAATTTTTTTCTGTCAAAATTAACAAATGTGCTATACTTTCGTATTTTTCGAGATATATCCGGCCATAGGATAGTCTCAGTAATTTGTTTGTTTGCCTTTCTCATAAAGCCAGTAAGCTTATCGAGTATGACCACAGTCTCCAAACAAATGTTTCCACTCACATATTCTTTGACAATAAATGGATGAGTGTCTATACTAAACAGATCTTCAAATGACTCTATCTGCTCAGCGAGTTTATTTATATCCTGTTCAAAGGTGTATGACAGAGACTGATTTCTTTTTTGCCATTCAATGTAGTTATCATCTTCAATCATCATATCACCAACCCATTTTTGGTCCATAATAAACTGAGAGACATAGTAGTTAATTAACTCCGGTGGCTTCTCATATTTACGACCAAGTCGAGCAAAATGAAATTTGTCTTTCCTTTTCCAGAATGATTGTGGTTTAGCCGAGGTCTTAAAGTTATATTTTATCGCATCATAAGACTCACTCTCAAAGTGGAGCTTGATTGCTAGATAATAACTATAAGCCTCAAATGGTTCCATAAGCATCTCATATTCCTTGATCTGATTGAGCTCGTTCAAAGTGGTAAAGTATTCCCACCATTATTAACAATCAGATTTAATTCAATAGCCTCAGCCTCTATCTTTTCCTTGAGGACTGGACCAATAAGGTTACCAATATCAATAGGGTCAAGGTCACGTTCTTCACAGATTCTAAGTACTGCATCCATATATGGCATCTTAGTTTCAGTTACTTTATCCTCAACTAATTTTGAGAATCGCTTTTTTGTTAGAATAATTTGTTCAATCATTGTATTTCCCACCTATAAAAGATGTGGTCACCAATAGTGACTGTTTGTGTTTTAGTTGATGCCCATTCAGGCGAAACATAATAAGCATGGTAATGCGTTGCACCATCTGTAATATCATTGCCTTCATCTGCATAGAATATTTTGAAGGCCATTGCGGTAATAAGTGAATATAGATCTTCATCAGCTGATGGTATTTCATCTGATTTACCATCGCAATACCATGAGAACTGACAACGATTTTTTACTGGGTAGTATGTTCCTTTAGTTTTCCAGCTTTCTCTTACTGGTCCTTGTTCAACTACCTCGCAGACTGAATAAGGAAATCTGTCATCAGATACTCTATTCATAGTAACATATCCAACGGCCAACATTCCTTTTACTGACTGATTTCTAGCTTCCCAATACATATTGTCAGCTAAACAAGTGATTTGATTTTTATCGTGTTCAAGATCTAGATTAGGTGGAGTCTCCAACATAGGAGACTCACCAAACATTAAACTAAAGGCGGTAACAGCTTCTTTAATCATTTTAGGCCTACCTTAATAAGAATAGTGTCCTTATTGATTCGAGCATTAGTCGTTCCGGTCTTAGTGGTAAGTGATTCCCAAGCCTTATCAACTTGTTTCACTGTACCACTAAGAACCTTTGGAAGGAACTCATCAGGCTTACGCAATTTGATTTTACGTGAACTCTCAAGGTCTACATTTTTGACTGTAGATCCACTCACCTCAAATCCATTTGGAGAACTAGAGAGAAGTTCAGTAAAATCTTTATTCTTGACGTTGAAGGTGTATAACCTAATAGCGCCAGGAATAGTAAGAGGATCGATTGAGGTGATCTTATAGTTCTTATCCTCTTTTAGGTATTGCAATTTAGAGACTTGCTTATCTGCAGTCTTTACCTTTGGTGCACGTGTTTTACGTGTAGCTTTGGCTGAAGCTTTGATCTTATCAAGATCCGTAAGCATTTCTTCACACGTCTTCATAACTTTACGAAGCTGTGGTCTTGTCATGTGTGAAAAGCCTTCAACAGCCTGATCACAACGTTTATGGTAAGCATCAGAATAATCAAGATGCCAACCTTCAACAGTTTTACGAACCATATCGACGGCAGAACCACTTAGTCCATGAGCTTTAAATCGATTATAAAGATCTATTGAAGCACCATAATCGCCTTCAATCCATTTATCTTCTACTTCATCTAGCTCAGTCATAATAGTGCTGTTGATTTTGCGAATAAGTCTTTGTTGTGGTGTAAGTATAATCACATTAGACTTTTGTTTTTCAGCCTGAGTTTTCTCTTTTAGAATTTGTTTGCCAGAATTGATAAGGTCATCAAATTTCTTTTTAGCGCATGTAGCGTATCCAGAATATTTTTGATCTAGGTCATCCCAGTTTTTACCAGCATCAGTCCATGCAATCGCAGCAGCGACATGAGAGTGAGCAGTAAAGTTCCATTCAGGGTTAGCCAATATTGCTTTAGCATCAGCTTTCGAATAATTCTTTTTGACCCAATTTTTACAAATAGCTGAGTACTCTTTTTTATCTACTTCGATATGAAAGTAAGAAGAGAACGCAAGCCAACTTGTCATTGGAGCTGCTGCAACGCCTGTTCTGGCGCGAGCGCGAATAGTCTTTTTACGTGTTCTTTTAGGTATTGCCATAGTGTTTTCCTTCCTTTTCCATTTGATAGATATATTCTATCACACTTTTGACCAATTGTAAAGGATTATTTTCAAATACTTTCCCAAATTTCATGATCAAGGTAGAGAACAGAGTTAACGCAAATGAAAGCGCTTTTATCATAGCCACCAACTGACCACTGCTTATTCTCTTTGGCTGGAACGCCAGTGCAATAGTCATATATAGTGGCTTTGACTTTTTTCTCGAAGAAATATTCATCTTCAACATCAAATGTCAACTGCCATTCTACAGAAACTTTACCACTATCTACATGATTAGTAATAGTTGGCTCGCCAAAAGAATGAACTAGGTCATCATAGCTATAATTTACTACACCTTGATTGCAAGAACCAGTAGAGTCAAAAGCTTTATTGTCCATCATTTTAATCATTATACAATCTCCGCTTTTTTTAAGACTTGATAAGCTTCAGTAACTTTTTGATTTTCGTTAGCATAACCAGCTTCACGAAAACTTTTTTCTATTTCATCGGCTAACCAAGCTACAGTCTGACCGTAGAAATTTTCAGCGCGGTCTTTAAAGACCTTTTTTGCAGTTTCGAGTTTCATTATCTAGCTCCTGATTTATCAGCAATTGACCAAACGCCTAGTACTATACCAAGGATAGCGAACGTAAAGGCTAAACCAAAGTTGTCATTTTCGTAACCAGTTGGACCATCAATAGCTCCAACAGATAAGATCATACAGACCATAGCTAAAGTAAGTCTAATCATTATTTTACACTCCATCCAAAATTTTCAACTAAGAAGTCGTTGCCTTTATCTTCAGCAATCGCCATGCAAACAGCTTCACGAACGATTGTATCAAGGTTGTTAAGATACTTAGCAGCAGTTGGGATATTAACACCATTGCCATCAACGATGAAGTTATATACAACTTCTACGTCGTTAGCATCTTGCTTGTACATATCAGCCATATCTTCTTGGATTGCCCAATCGCTTTTGGCTTCGTTCTTGTAGCTTTTGATGAGGTTCTTAAGAGTTTTCATTTTGGACTTCCTTTCCTTTTCCATTTTATAGATATATTATATCACAATTTTTTCACTTTGTAATGATTACAATCACTTGTAATTTTTTTTGAAAAAAGTTTAAGCTGTGTGGCTAAACTTAGTCACGCTATCAATCAAAAATGATCGCCATTCGTTCTTATCAATATCAACTACACGCAATGCATTGATAGTTTGATCTACGCCATTCCATTCTTCTGAACCAGTCTTTGGCATAATACTTTCAGGGATTAGTTCCTGCTTAAGAGTGGCTTGCATAATACGCTCTTCGCCATTCTTTTTAATAAATTTGACTTGGCATACTCCATTACGAAGCATATCAAGCATTTCAGATCTACTATAACTAGTCATTACAAATACTCCACGAATGTTGATTTAGATGGGTTGTGTCTCGTCTCTGACGATCTAGGAAAATAAGTTAAGATTTCTTTTACTACTCTTACGCAGCGATTTCCTGCAGTGTCATACTCAGCATAATACTTAGTATTGACTTCTTTAAC